CCGATTGCGATAGCTGAAATGCCAACGCCAGCTCGGATCATTCCTGCCGAGCTTGCACTCAATGGAATAGCAGCTGCAGTAATCCCTACTAGGAGAGCAGCGACTCCGCCAAGACCCTTGAGCAGCTCACCCCAACTGAGGCGACTGAGGGCCACAACGGCAATCACAAGAACATCGATAGCTGCAGCCAGAGCAATCAAACCAGCAGCAACGATCGGAAGCTTGAGGAAGCCACCCGACTTGGAGATCTTGTCGATGACTGCCATAGCGCCGAGAAGTTCGCCCATCATGATTGCAATTGCGGCAATAGCTGCGTTCAGTCTCGCCGGATCGACGAGCGACAGGACAAGTACCGAAGCTGCTAGGAGGGCGATGGCAATGGCGATTTCTTTGAGGGTCTTCGCCTTGAGGTTGTTCTGGAGCGCCACCATCGAGCCCTCAAGCGCCTTAAACGAGCCCGCAATGTTCTCAAGAATTCCACCACCGAACCCCTTACTGATCTGCTCCAGCAAGCTGCCCTTACCGAAGAAGTTCTTGAGCATCAGAACAAGTCCGCCCAAGAGTCCCGTCCGGACAACGGCTAGAATTGCTTCGAAGTTCATGTTCGATGCGGCCTGACCGATAGCAGTGCCCAATCCAGTAATCAAGTTGATAAGATTGTCGAAGACGTTCTGTAGAGCTTCGCTTTCCTCGACACTGCTTACGAACTTGTCCCAGACCGTAGCGACGCCTTCGAGAATCCTCTGGAATGGGGACAAAGCGCCGGACATTGCCGATATTTGTCCAACAAATCCTCCGGGGGAAAATCCGCTAAACAAATCGCCAAGAGCATCGGCCAAACGACCAATCATTTCGACAGGCTTAGCCAGAATATCCCCAAGCCCATCGAAGAACTTTTCTATGCCCTTGCCCTTCTTCAGAGCCTGATCAATGCTGTAGATGAAATCGCCAAGAGCTCCGGTGATCTCGAGGAAACCGCCCGAACCTCCGGCTACGGCACCGAACAACTTTGCAAATACGCCGATAATCCCGCCAACGATCTGCCTGCCGATGTCCAGAATGGCAAAGAGACCACGGAACGTCCGCTTCAAGTTCTCGATAGTCTGTTCACTAGGCTTTAACGCGTTGGCAAACCTCTGAAACTGCAGCGTTAGGTCGTAGAGATTCTTCCCTGTCACCGCTGGGAAAATATCCCTGAACGCTTCCTTTATTGGCGCCAGAACAAGACCCAGGTTATGAAAAGCAGTGCTAATAGAATCAATAAGAACCGTTCGTCCACCGAGGGCCTTCCAATCGCTTAGTACCTTGTTGCGAGCATCAGCACTTGCATTGAGAAAGCCGTTAATGGCATTCGACATTGCGGTGAACGTGGTCTTAGCTTCGGTGAAGGTACCAAATATGATTTGGAATGTCTTCGCCCAGCCCGATCCCATCGTTTCTTTCGCAACGTCAAACACCTGTGCGATCGTCTTAACCTCGGTCGCTGCGTGCATTGCCGTCTTGGCGGTCTGCTGAATCGCAGCAATCTGAGCTTTATTGAAGCCCATAGCCGCGAGCTCAGCATCCGACAGATCGGACGTGAACTGCTGAAGAGTCTTTGTCAGGACATCAGAAGTAAGCCAAGAAGCCTTACCTGGTGTTGACAACGACTGACGGAATGCCTCTCCGTGAATCGAGACATTCTTCATCGGACCTTCGAGCTTGACGGCTCCCTTTTCCAAGGTGCCCATAGCTTCCGCGGTTTGAGCGAGAGCTCTCTGGAAGACCGTACCACCCATACCCGCATTGACAACCGAGTTCCAGTCCTGCAGCTTCACCGATCCAGCTGAAATGGCCTGTGACAGCTGATACATTGCTGTTGCGGCCTGATCGGCATTCGAACCCGAGAGCGCAGCCAGGTTAGCGATACCCTTGATCGATGCTGTCGCTGTACCCAACTCAACACCGGCAGCCGTGAAGGTACCGATGTTCTTGGCCATCTGACTAAAGTTGTAGATCGTCTTGTCCGAATAATCATTCAGCTCGTCGAGAGCCGCATTGACGTCCTTGAGCTTTGTTCCAGCAGCCGCAGTGTTGGCCAAGATCGTCTGAATAGCATTTAGGTTGGTCGAATACTCGGCGAATCCGGCCTTGATCGGATCTAATGTGAACGATTTGACAAACGCCGCACCAGCTCGAATTGCTTGTGTCGCCAACTGCGACATCACGCTGATCGCCATAAGTCGGAGAGCGTCGAACTTGTGGCTTACTTCGTCTACTGCCTGTCCCACCTTGCCAAGGTTGAACTTACTTATTGCGTTTTGGACGGTGTCCAGGCCTTTTCCTAGTTGATCGAACTTCAGATTAGCCTTCAGCTTGTCGAGTGCACGAATTGCGCTGTTAATACCCTGCTCGAACTTGCCTGATTCGAAACTAATCGCTACGACTTTGTCATCAATGGTTGCCATTAAATCCTGGTCACCTCCTTCCATGCTTCAGCTACGATTTGGTCAAATATAGGCCGAATTGCAGGCATAATATAGTCTCGTCCTTGCACGTATCCACCCGTTCCGGTCCCGTGGCCGTACTGGAGGATGACTGCGATGGGGACGCCGTCCTCGATATGGCTGTTACTCCAACGAATTGAGTAATATCCCGGTCGTTGAACGATAGAATATGACCACGATCCCGCAGTCAATCCCGATTCAACCGGTGTGGCATTGGACAAGGCGTTCTGACCCATAGATCCGTACTTGTTCAGAACGGCAAATCTCTGGGAGTCCTTCATTGCCGCCAGCCATCGTTCGGTCCTGCCGAATGATCCTTTCTCCGTAATAGTGATCATGACTACTCCACCGTTAGACGAACGATCACCACTCCAGGAGTACCAGCCATCCCTCCTCGAGACTGTCCAAATACGGTCGGCAATCCGTTCAGAGGAGATGCTTTAGCTCCGCTAGCTCCGCCAGGGACCACATTCGGAGCTCCAGTAACCGGACCATTACTTGGAGCAGCTCCAGGACCGTAGACCGATGTATCTCCGGGATTGTAAGCGCCGCGTCCTCCAGCTGTCGCAGCATTGCAAGCGACTCCTCCATACTTTCCGACGCCGCCTGCTCCCCCACCTCCGCCTTTGCCGTTGTTGTTGATGAGCGTACCATCTGCTCCAGCTGTCCCAAGAGTTCCCGGACCCGTTGCTGATGGAGTACCCGCAACGCCTCCCGCTGCTCCTCCTCCGACAACGATGCGATTTCCCGATCCACCAACGCCTCCATTAGCTTGAGTAGATACAGTTACAGAGTTAGATTGGACGCGCTTACCACCTTCACCACCTGAAGCTCGGCAAGTATTGGTGTTGAATGTCGAAGCTCCTCCGTCACCACCGTTGGTAGTGAGAGCAGGATTGCTTGCATGTTCGGTCCCTAGTGCGCCACCTCCACCAACAACCACAGGACAAGTATCAGGCAGAGCAGACAACAAACCACGAACACGATGAAATCCGCCACCGCCACCAGCTCCTCCGAAACTTCTGATCTGAGTGCCTGTGTTAGCGGTATCGATCCCCCCACCGGCTCCTCCGCCTCCACCAATGCAGATCACTTCGAAATGTGTGTACTCCATGTCGATATACTTCAAAGTATCGAACGTTGCATTGGCGTCGAATCTTAAAACCAACGGGTCAGGACGAATTAGACTCCCTGCGAGTTCGATTCTCATCTTAATCGTCCAATTTTACAATGTACGGAATGAAAACCGATGGCTGAACGTTCTCGTGTGCGCCGTTACCACCCGCATTTGCGATTGAGATACCGGTAAGCGCTGCTCTGATCCAGTTTCCTCGACCCAAAGTTTGGGTATCATAAGACGGATAGTTTCCGAACTGACCACCAATCGAGTTACCCGCACCTTGATCGTAAATATGTGCATGACCCGGATCGGTAACAGCGTGTCCGTGTGCAGCCATTTCAGGAACTGTGATGATATGCGTTTCTTCACCAGTTCTTCCAGCAATAGTGATCGCCACAGTACGAGTCATGCGATTGGCTCGAGCTCCTCCTGGCATAGCATCCATACCAACTGGAGTCACACCTCGCATATCAGGAACACGGAAATTTGGTGCTCCGGGATCACTTGCTCCGCCGAAGGTACGCCATTCGGTGGCAATGCTCGCCGCAGCTTTGGGATATGTTGCGACCGCATAAACTGCGCCATCGGCCCATACCCACTTACCGAAATCTACAGCTGCCGGAAGTGTAGTTCCCGGCCATAGTCGAAGTTCTCCCGGAATCAGACCGCCAGCAGGACCTACTGGACCTTGTGGACCCGGAGGAAGAACGCCTGTATCAACTGTTGTTCCGTCGAATTTAGTAAGAATTAGATGATTATTGACAATTGCACCCGAAACAACCGTTTGACCTTCAATTTCTAGCATTCGATCAGCGGTTAGACCTGTAATTGTAGCCATTTCACCTCCTTAGTCCTGCTAGCTGACATTGGTAGACGAAATATGATACGTATCCGGATCGATAAAGGTAGCGTCCGCGCCAACGATCTGGAAAGTAGTAGGATCGAGCATATCGATGTAGTTATTTGCTTCGTCAATAGCCATCCAAGTACCATCTCCAAAGTCGATGATGAGAAGAGCGTCACGAAATCCGAAGTATTCACCAACTTCAGTGATCGGTGGAAGACTAGGAGCATTTTTTGTCGTTCCATAAAGCTTACTTTCCAGCAACCGCATGACTTCAGGAGGTGTGGTTCTCGAATCGATAGAAACATGAACCGTTGGTCTAAATTTGTTGATCTTCTGTGGAGTTCCCGTTAAGGTCCATCCAAATTCAACGGGTTGAACTCCTGAATCTTGAATTGTTGAGAAACCCTTCGTATCAGGAGTAGCAAGAACATTGTAAAGAATGTGAATTTTATAGCCGTGCTCTTCGCCCTCGACATCGTTACCAACTTTCGTCCTATACGACATACTGAAACTTTTTGGTGGTTGCTCATGATAGGACAATCCGGGAGAAACGATAGCAATCCCGTTTACAGTATCGAATTCGTCGGGATAGGTAAATGCCTTGAGCTTTCCCACAAAGTCGCTCGGGGTTAGATTCTCCAAATACTTGACACCGTCCAAGAAGAACGATTTCAATTCGGAATTCGGGGATTCTTCAATTCCGATGAGACCATTCCAGACAACTACCTTTCCGTCTTGAAGATAGAGAACTCCTTTATCGATTCCAGTCTGATAAATTCGCTCTCCAACCTCATCCCATTTGAGAACTGCCATGTCACCCCCTTTCTAGCCTTTGGTGCCGAGTTGCTGTCTACGCTGCGCATTGAGTTCTCGATTCCGAGCAGCCATTTCGGAGCGACTCATCTTCTTTGGCTTCGCTTGTTTGATGTTACAAACTCGAATCAAAGTAAAGAGTCTATTGAGATGCCAGTTTTCACACTCGAATGGAATCTGAAATGTTATCATCCAATAGTAAATGAGCTCAGCGGTAATAACATCTCGAGTACGTGGAGCCCCAGGAGCTTCGCTAAACCACGTAGCGGTCATCTTGGCTTCGATGTACTTATTGACAGCTTTGATGTTCTCTTCAGAAAGCTTATGAAACACCTCTTCGGAGACGTTTGGAGTCAACGTCATCTGTTTTATGTACTCGAAAATTTCTTCTGTGGTTTTTTCTGCTCCACCCAGAAACGGTTTCTCGTACATTGACTCCCATTTTGACACTGAGACTAAAGAATGCTCGAGATCCAACGTCATGTCGCCTCTACTGACAAACTCCTGTTCTTGCTCGTCAAACATTTCGACACCAGGAACAACAATAGTGAGCATCCTCCAGCCTCCATTGCAATTTAGGCGCCGCTGAAGAGAGCGATGACAGCGTCCGGAGTAGGGAGAGCCGCGTCTGTTGCGCCCTTTCCGTACAGCAGATCCTCAAGCGCCGCGAGATCGGCTTCGTCCACCTGAGTGGAGTCAATCACGATGAGTGCGGTGGGCTTGTAATCCGTGACCGGAACAGGAGAAGAAGTGACTTCCCAACTGAACGTGATCGCTTCCGGCGAGTCGTTAATCGTCGCATAAGCCTTCTCAGACGGAGCGGCCTGACAACCGTACAGAAGATGCAGCTTGTAGCCGAACTCGGTCCCGTCGACATCATTACCGACTCGAGTCCTATAGCTCAGGCCGAACATCTTCCGTCCCTGCTGACCAACGGCAACCCCAGGGGCGGGGAGAGCCGTGCCGTCGCACTGTCCGAACTCTTCCGGATAGGTGAAGGCCTCGATTGTTGCTCCGAACTCTTCAGCAGAGATCAGATTCAGGTACTTGATGTTGTCGGCGTACTGCGCAGACGGTTCGGCACCGGTCGGAGACTCTGTGACTGTGACAAGACCATTCCAGGCAACACCTTCGTTGTACACGCCTGCCTGGTCAGGAAGATAAAGAACTCCATGGTCTACACCAGTCTCATAAACCTTTTCGCCGACCTGATCCCAGGTCAAAGGAGCCATTTTTACCCTTTCCCTTAGAAGTATACGTTATAGACATCATGATTTAAATTATCGACCGTGAAAAAGCGATTGAACAAACTCATCGGCATCGTTGCTACTTTTCTCGGAATTTCACTGTCAGGATTTTGATCGATAACTGTGATTGCATATCTCAACTTATGATCATAAACGATATCATCAGCAAATTTGGTATCAGCAAAGTCGCGTCGATAGATAATACATGGGTATTTCAACACGACATTAGTCGGTGGCTGAAAATATACGTTCGGCGTAAATGTTTCAAGGAGTTGGTGCAACTGCAGGCGTGCGGCCATTGTACACCTCCCCCAATCTTAGAAGAAGGCGAGGGCTTTGCACTTCGACGCTAGTAACCGTCCACAAAACCCCCGCCCACTCTACGTAACGAATGGCAAAGAAGTGTTCGTTAGCATATGCGTCAGCCACAATGCTAATTGAATTTTGGACATTGAGATCAAAGTTGAGATTTTCACCTTCATGAAGATTTCTCGCATTTCGAAAGACATCTCCGTAGTATGGGTACTCAACAATCTCGTCTTCCCACACGCCAGGCGCAGTTTCTACTGATTCACCATAACCAATACGACCAAAGAACCGCGTCATGGCAGCCTACCTTTACGGAGTGGTCTTCTTCTCGACGACCACGGCGGAACGGATCTTCGTGAGAGCACCCGAAACACGGGTCTCCAGGAGGTACTTGTACTGGTTGTAGTCGATGTCGAAGTCGTCGAAGAAATTGACGTCGCCACCCTTATCGGCACCGATCGTGTAGTCCTTGAGATTGACGACGATCCCGAAGAGATCGGCCTCCGTCTCCATGACCTCGACCGTGACGATGTTTGCAACGCCCATCTCCGAAGCGAGTTCCGACGGAGTTCTCCACAGACGATGACCATCACCATCACGATGGATCAGCATCTTTGTGAGGACAGGGAGCGTGGTGTAGAACGTCGGGGAGCCCGAGCCCTTGTAGACGCCCAACGAGCTGACCATGGCGTCGACGATGGCGGCCGGGTCATCCCCGTCGTCGATTTCGACGTGGGCAACGTAGAGCTCATGGTCGTGAAGGATCGAGCGGATACCAGCGGCATCCGAAGCGCCCTCCGGGTCCTTGATCTTGTCCTCAGAGGCGTTGGAGCGACCGTCACCGATGAGAACCGCGCGCGCGAGCTCCTCGTCCAGCAGGAGCCGCATCTCGGCCTTGAGCCACGTCACCACATCGAAATCGGTGATATCGAGGATATCGTCCCGATCCAGCTGCTGCTTCTTGTAGACCGTGGTGGGCGTGGTCGTCCGCTTCGACACGCTGAAGAA